TCAGCTAATTCTTTCGAAGCTGCAGCCATACCTTCAGCAGCTATTTTATCTATACGATCTTTTTTGATAGCAGCTTCTTTAACTGTATTTTCAGTAGTTTCATCTATATGAATAATTGCTTTAGCTTCTCCCTTTTCCTCAGGAGTTAATACACGTCCTTTCTTACGCTCTAGATCATGTAAAGCCATCTCTTCATTAGTACGGCGTCTTCCATTCTTACGTCCATATTCCCATTTTGATCTACTATTAAGAACAACATGTGAAGTAGATTTTGTAGTATCAGGAATTGTAATCTCTAATGAAGAATCCTGGTTTTTAAGTGCTTCTCTTACTATAGATTCGATATCTATATCAATTTCTATCTTCATCCTTTCTCCTTAAATAATTTTTTTTGATGATGTAATGCATAATGAGCGATCATTAAAGCATCAGCTCTTCCATCAAGTAAACCTCCCCGTTTGCCGTGTATATTAGCTGTGGGATATAGTTTTGTAGCTATTTCTGCAACTTGTTTTTTAATAGCTTTACCTTTAGCAGTAACGTTTATAAATTTTTGCCATACTTTAGGAGCTACTGTACTAGGTGGGCATCCAAAGCAACTTATTTCAGATAGAGCATGTACACTTCCCAAATTACGTCCGAAAGTAAAATTAGATTTAGCTGACATTCCAAACATAGAATGTACATCTTCTATCCAGATAAAATCCGGGTTGTATGTAAATAAGTGGTTATAGATGTCCCATACAGTAGCTTTTTTTAGGTCAAACAGAACAACGTGTGCTGAATCTTTTGAATCCAGCACACAAATTGCTCCATTAGTCCCTGGATCAATTCCACAAATTAACATTAAAATGGAGGTTCCGTTACATCTTTAAATAATGAATCTTTAGGTACATCTGTAGATGGACTACCCATAATGTCAGCAGCAGAATTGGTACTTTGACCTTTAGTAGACTTATCAATAACTGCGCCAGTATTCTTATTAGCCCATTTATTGAACATAGTAGCCGCTTCGTTTTTAGTAATTTCTTCAGCAGTTTTACCATCCATATTTCCGAAGAATTTACACTGATTTACAGTACGAGATTCACCAGTCGGTACATAGTCACCGTTGCTATTCTTAGCAGTTCTATCTTCAATAACTTGATGAATAGCTACTTTAACAGGTTTACCAACTAAACTCATTACTACTGGGCGTTCGGCAGGTGCCTCTTTTTTTAGTTCAGGATTCCAAACTTTAACTTGTTTCTTCTCTATAGATTTCATGCATGTATCTAAATCTTCGCCTGTAATAGCGATACACATAGATTCTGCAATTGAATATCCAGGAAGAGGGCGTTTCTTACCTTCTTTAGTTACATAGTAAGTTTTATTGCCCTTAACTTTACCAGATTTAATACAGAAATTCTCTCGAAGTTCTGCCATATTACCACTATTCTTTTCCAGAATAATGTTGAACCACATTGCTTCAGATGGAGTCTGGTTTATATATACCATCTTAACGGTAGTATCATATACTCCAGATTCCCATAGAAATCCGCCCATATTTTCAATGGATTGTATTTCTACATCTTTAGGAAGTTCCCATTCACCCATAAGTTATATCCTTTCTTATTTGAATATTAAAAAATAACCTACAATTAATCATTATTATTAGCTTGAGCTTTTTGTTTTTTAAGGTACTCATCTAATACTTTAGTAAACTCTTTAAGAGATAGACCTGGTTTTCGTTTTATAGTTTCTTCGGCAATTTCTTGTACTACACCAATACCAAGTTCTATAGCAGCGTATGTCATATTTTGAGTAAGAGTAATTCGTAAATTGTCTCGTTTATCATCTATAATTTTATCATTACCTTCGTGGCTCATAATTCTCCTTAATTAAAGGTTAAGACGGTAGTGATTATAGATCAGAGAGGCGTGATCTAAATCAAGGTAAACCTCGTACACTACCGCCTTAACATAGTATTAAAATAAGATGCCTCCCCCTAGGAGTATTTGCCGTACGATAAAGGGGAGGACTAGTGTTTTATAACTCTTCAGTTAGGACAGGCCCTATGAGAGGAGGAGATCTCACAAAGGGAGGCATATTAACCCTATCCAGCGTTATTATATCATTTATTTATAGTACTCATGAAGCCGATTAATAACGTTTTGTAGATTATTATCTATATAGGTTTCGTTTCTAGTCCACATTCCCATAGGACTACGAATTCTTTCGTTAACTGTTTCTTTAGTTAATCGAGTTTGAAATACATATTTAAATCCATCCTCTTTATTTTCTGGGGTAGTTTTAAATATTGGAGATTTAGCAATCTTATCTTCTAATTTAGTTAGAGTTACTTTTTTAGTTGAAATTACACAAGTAAAGAAACTTTCAATACCTTGATTCATCAGAGATCCTTTAACCTTAACCATAGTTTCATTTATCATTTCAGATTCATTAAGAATATCTGAAGTATGAGCTAAAAATACTACATTCTTGGTAGATTTAGCTACTACTTGGGACATCAGTATTTTCATATATTGTGCGTATTGCCCCCATGCCTGCATAGTATTTGTTGAATTTAATACTTTAGTGCTTTCGTACATATCCATTAAATATGTAAGAGTATCAATAACAATAGTATGAATATCAGGCATTTTCTCGGCTTCCTCGAATGCTTGATATACTTGAGTTGGATCGGTAACAGTCAATTCTTTGAATTTACTTTTGAAGGGTAATTTCTTACCATTCTCACAATTTAAATACATAACTCCTTCAGGCTTATCCATGTCTAGTAAGCTAGCGCTTTTACCAGAACTGGATTTACCTGAAACTAATACTAAATGATTATTATTCATAGATTCCTCTTAAGTTTTGTTTCGTTTTTGAAATTCTTTGCTTATTGATTTAATTATACTATTTCTGAATTGTTCTTCAGGTAAAGGAGTTTCTAAATTATTGTTAAAAGTTTCGAGTTTTTCTACTATGCCGCCTAATGCCCAATCAGCATCAATTAGTACCATACCAAATCGATATAGATGATTAGCTCTATTTCCTTTAATTGTATGAGTTATAAACCAGCGTTCGATATTATTAGCACCAGTAGCGCTGATTTGTGCTTTTGTTTCATCAGATCGTTTAGTTTCTGGAATAAACATAGTGGCATCTATAGTATCCCCTTTGTTATATTCATAATGGCCTGGATGAGTAGCCCACTTTCTGGCTATATCCTTAGCACCTTCATCTACTGGAAATGGTAACCATTCAAACACATTAGTCATAAATCTAGAATATTCTCCAGCGGTTAATTTAATTCGATGAGATATAGGCAAAATAAGCCTAAATCTATTGATTTCTGAAGTATGTCGTTTAGTTGTAGATATAAGAAACGTATAATCTTCTAATAGTATTTTAACTGTAGACATACTGACGTCTCCATCGCAATCCAATATAAGTAGATCAAATCCTGGAATAACGTTTTCATTCTTACGATGCCCATTAATAAATCCGTGTGCAGTATAGTGATACCCTTCTGCAGTAGTTAATTTATGTAATAAATCAAACGGAGGTTTTGGATTTCGGACCTCGAAGTTATATGCAATATCTTTACTAATTCCCACTGTTAGACTACTTAAATCTGTTTCTATAAGGGTTTCACCTAGAAAAAATTCAATTTCGTCTAATGTTCGCTTTTTGATGATAATATTGTTTTTATACCCAAAAGACGTAGCTAGAGTCATTAAATCCTTTCTTTGAGCCTCTGAGCCTCTATAGAATGGCAGTTCTTCGATCAACTCATGCTGGGTTACCTCATTATCGCAATCGGCTAAATAGTGCGCTAAGCGCTCGTAGGGCCCTTGTTTACGCATTAGGGTGTGAAATGCTTCTCCTGAGTCCTCAACTACGCTAATTGCGTAATCTAGGTGATCTTGTGTTATTTCTGTGAAATTGTCTGCAAACGTGTAAGCACCTGCTAATTTAATAGCTTTATAGTATCTGTGTATCATTTCTGCTTTATGAAGGCTCATATGATCTTTCATATTATCAGCCGCTTCTTCACATTTTATTTGATACTCAATTAAGTGAATATGATTAGCTTCTGACATTTGTAATACTGGATTAAACGGTCTCTTAGCAAAATTGGTAAATTCTTGTTGAATAGACAGTATATCTCTAGCTAAGTTGGGATCTACCATAAGTTGATATCGT